CATTGCTTGACTTTTCTTTAATACCGCTGATGAACAGCGTGACCGAAAGACTATCCATGCCAGATTTCGTTCCATCAACGCAGCGCGTGGAATATGCGCTCGATGATTACTTGCGCGGTTCAAATCTTGAGCGCGTTCAAATTTATGAAATTCTAAATCGCATCGGCGCATTAAGTGCAGATGAAATCCGAGTAGCAGAGGAAATGATCAGATGAAAGTACTAACACCGTTTACAATCACAGCCGCGGATTCAGAATCGCGGACAATCACTGGTCAAATCGTTCAATTTGATACGCCAGCAAATGCATCGACTGGCAAAGTTTTATTTAAGTCTGGTTCATTAATCCCGGCATCGGTCAAACTTAACCTTGAACATGATTCAGCTAGACCCATCGGAAAAAGCATCGGGATGGAACTTTCGCCAGATGGCAAGTCAATCAATGCGACGTTTAAGATTTTGGAAACAAACGCCGGGAATGACAGTTTGATCGAGGCAATGCATGGTGTACGCGACGGATTTAGTGTTGAAGCGAATGTCTCAGATCATGGATTTAACGAGGACGGCACAATGGTCGTCAATTCGGCTGAACTCGTAGGCGTTGCGCTCACACATAAACCGGCATTCGATCAAGCTCGCGTCAGTCACGTCGCAGCGACAACCGATGAAATACCAGTAATACCAGATGAAAACCCAACCGAAGGAGAACCAGTGGACACCACTACCGAAACAAAAGAAGCGCCAGCCGTTGAAACGGTAGAGGCTTCACAGCATGTAATCCAAGCAAATCGTCCCGCACCAATGTTTACCAAGCCACGCAGCCCAATTGTAAATATGGGAACATGGATGGAACATTCAATCAAAGCAAAACTTAATCCAATGTCAGATTCTGCGATTTACGTTGCAGCTGCAAATGATGATCTTGGAACTACAAATCCAGCATTTAATCCAACCCGCCAATTGGCAGAAGTGATTAACGGACTAAGCAACGGTACACGCGGAGCAATTGATGCAATCAGCCGAGGCACATTGCCAGACGCAGGGCTTCAATTTGAAATCCCTAAAATTTCTCAAATCGCAGTTGTCAATCCAGTTGCAGAAGGTGGCGCAGTAACAAATACCGGAATTGAGTCAAGTTTTATTTCAGTTCCAATCACTCGCTTTGCTGGGCGCAACATTCTCACCACAGAAATCATCGAGCGCAGCTCACCAGATTTCTTTAACGAACTCGTTCGAATCATGGGCGCATCAATGGCTTTTGCTCAGAATAAATATGTCGCAGATCAAATCAAGACAGATGCAGTAGCTGATGGAACTTCAACAGCTAACACAGCTGCAGGTTTGATTGGATACGTCAGCCGCGCAAATGCAGCCGTTTATGCAGGCACACAACGCTTCGCACAAAACATCTTGGTATCGCCAGCACAATGGACAAATATCATGGGCTACAACTCAAGCGGAATTCCGCTGTTTAATGCTTATCAGCCATCCAATCAAGCTGGTCAAGTCAATGGACAATCACAGCGCGGAGCAGTCCTTGGCTTGAATTTCTACGTCGATAACTCTGGCGAATTTACCGGACAAGGCGATGATTCAATGGTCGTCCTTCAGCCAGATGCATTTACTTGGTATGAGAGCGGAAATTATCGTCTAGATGTTAATAAGCCATCTGACGGAACAGTTGAAGTCTCACTCAATTCTTATGGTGCATGCGCCACAAAGATTGCAGCTGGCGGATTACTAGTCATCAGCTAATAACTAATCATCGACCGTAGCCGCTCCCGGATGCGGTCGAGCAGACGAAGGGAACGGAAATGCCACAGATAGTCACCGCGGGCGAACTGCGATCAATCCTTGGCGTTTCCGTATCTCTTTATTCTGACGTTTATCTTGAACAAATGATTGATTCGGCTGAACTTACAATCTTGCCATTGCTTACAGGTTATCAATCAGCAATCACAGAAATTTATGTTGAGAATTCGATCGCGTATTACGGAACACAGCGCGTCAATTACTTCGTTCCTGGTCAAAGTGTTGTCATTACTGGATGCGGCGATTATGACGCAACAGTGACAGTCACCGATGATCGCATTGCCCCATTCGTTTTTACATCTGCAACCGTCGAGGCAGATAGCACATACACGATCCCCCAGATTCCGGCAGGGCTGGCGTGTATAGATGGGGCGACCGCTGGCGACCTATACGCTGGCGTCGCACCCATTAAGTCTGCGATTCTTGTTGTAGCCGTCGAAGTCTTTCAATCTGTTACAGCTCCGGGCAATCAAATCATGAGCGATCAATTTCAGCCATCGCCGTTTATTTTGGGACGCAGCTTGAGCAATAGAATCATTGGGCTACTTGGTCCATTTTTAGAAGTCGAAACGATGTGTTTATGACCATCGAAGCCGACGTCCGCACACCATTGCAGACTGCACTGACATCGATTGCAGCCAATGTCTATAACGGCATTCCAGAGGCAATGACTAGCCCATCAATAGTTCTTGTTCCTGATTCTCCATATTTGGAAAGTACTTTAATCAATGGAGCGACCACAAAAGTCAAGATCAATTTTCTTGTCACTGGCGTTGTCGGCTATTCAAGCAATGCCGCAGCTTTGACCAATCTTGAGGATTTGATGATCTCAATCATTTCAACCATGCCCGGCGGATACACCGTTGGAGATGTCAGCGCACCAACACCTTTGGAAGTCGGCACAGGAAAATTCTTGACAGCTGATTTGCAAGTCTCAACGTACTACACCGACTAAGGAGAAAAAGAAATGCCAACAACAATCATCACCGGCAGAGACATCACGTTCACAATTGACGGCGATGATTTTGATGCCCAAGCTACTTCAGCGACTTTAACAGTCGATTCAACAATCAATACGTATCAAACTTTGGACGGAAAAAGTTATTTTACGACTGATACTCAAGGCTCGTTTGCCGTTGAAATGTTAGCCGACTGGGGAGCAGCTTCATCATTGTGCGAAGCGCTTTGGACAGCGGCAACAAACGCACCACAGACTGGACTTGCAGTCGTATTAGTGGCAGACACAGGCGCATCATTTGCGTTTGACGTTCAGCCAATCTTGCCATCAGCGGGCGGCACTGCACCAGATGCGCAGACCGTTTCACTTGCATTCACTTGCGTAACCACGCCAGTTCTAACAATCAGCTAATAAAAAGGAGACCGGGAGCATGAAACTACCAATAACAATCGAATATACAGCAGGAAATAGTGAAACCTACACTGCACAGCCCCCAGAATGGGCGCGTTGGGAGCAGAAAACAGGTTTTATTATCTCGCAAGCGCAAGACAAGATCGGGATTGGCGATTTGATGTTTCTGGCGTACCACGCCATGAAACGCGAAGCCGCTGGTAAGCCAGTTAAGTCTTTTGAGATTTGGAGCGAAACCGTTGCCGAAATAACAGTCGGTGATGAGATAGCCCCAAAAGTTACGCCCCCGGAAGCATAAATCGAATCCTTTGGGATTTGGCAATTACGACCGGGCTTAGCCGATCAGAATTTGAGCTGGCTGAGGATATAGTTACAGCGATCGAGATACTGGAGAAGCGCAATGGCACAGGACGCGATCGCTTATGACAAGAGTGATCTGCGCGGTGTACTTAAGGCATTCAAAGCTATGGATGAGGAAGCTACTGCCCAAGCCAAAACCGTAAGCGGTGGTCTAGCCACTTACGTTCAAGGCAAGATTGTAAGCGCTGCAAATCTGCGCCCTAATGATGCAGCCAACAGAATTGCAGCGGGATCGCGTGTATCGAAGTCATCAAAGATCGGTGAATTGTCATTTGGCTTTGCATCTCAAAAATTCTCTGGGGGCGGTACAACGCAACAGCTTTGGGGCGGTTATGAATTTGGATCAAATAAATATAAGCAATTCCCGATCTGGTCTGGGAGCGAAGGTCGCGGATCAAAGGGCTGGTTTATCTATCCAACGCTGCGAGCCGAGCAACCGAATATCATTGCAAAATGGGAGAATGCCTTTAGCGAAATCCTGAAGGAGTATTGATGGCTGGTCAAAGTAGAACCTTAAAGCTATCGATTCTGGCTGACGTCGATCAGCTTAACAAATCCTTAAAAGCAGCCAATAACGACGTCGAGAATTCATCGTCAAAGATTGGCGACTTCGGCAAGAAGGCTGGACTGGCATTCGCCGCAGCTGGGGTAGCAGCTGCTGGATATGCGATCAAGATTGGCGTTGATGGCGTCAAAGCCGCACTTGAGGACGAAAAGGCACAAAGGATTCTAGCTTTAACTCTTGAAAATACAACTAAGGCAACCGTTGGTCAAATAGATGCAGTCGAAAAATACATTACAAAAACTTCACTTGCAGTCGGTGTAACTGATGACCAATTACGTCCAGCTTTTAGTCGATTGGTGAGAAGTACAAAAGACGTTGAAGAAGCTCAAAAATTGCTTAATCTGGCGCTTGATATTTCTAGCGCTACGGGAAAGCCACTTGAGGCAATTTCTAACAGCCTTGGAAAAGCCTATGATGGAAATACCAACGCGCTTGGTAAACTTGGTTTAGGTATTGATCAAAACATTCTTAAAACCAAAGATTTTAATTTGGTTTATGAAACTCTACGATCATCATTTAAGGGATTTGCTGAAGGAGAAGCGCAGACATTTCAAGGCAGACTGGATCGATTAAAAGTCGCATTTGATGAAACGAAAGAAACTATCGGCTTTGCTTTGTTGCCAATTCTCCAAAAGTTTTTAGATTTAGTTACCACATTTATCTTGCCAGTCGTCAATAAATTCTCTGATGCAATAAGTTCAAAATCTCCCGGCGGTCTAGGCACACGCATTCAAGAGACCGTTGCAGTAGTTCAATCCTATGCAACACCAATCTTTGAAGGTTTAGTCAAGTTATTTAGCAAAGTTCGAGATGCCATTGTAGAAAACAAAGACGCATTTCAATCATTCTTTGAAGTAGTTAAAGTCATTGCCCCAATCATCGGCAAAGTCATTGGCGCGGCTTTAAGTGTAATTGGAGACATTGCTGGCGTGGTTATCGATCTATTCGCCAAAGTTCTTGCGGTCATCAAGCCCATCTTGAATTTTGCAATTGATGCAGTAAACGCAATTATCAAAGGACTCAATTTAATTAAACCCGGTGCAGATATTCCAAGCGTCAAAGGCATCACATCAACGCCCGGAACATTTAGCAACATCTCTGGCGTTTTAGGCAATACCGCACCGACAATTACAGCTCCAAGCCCCGTAAAAATTACCGTTCCAAGCTCATCAGGTATTAAAACAGCTTCATCAAGTGCATCAGTAGCGGCGGCTTCAGGTTTTGGCGGTTTTGCTTCTGATAACACCGCATCATTTGCTGAATTAACGCCGGGCGTTCCCTTAAACGTCACAGTCAATCAAGGCATTGTGGGCGATCCAGAGGCGGCAGCTAGAGCGGTTGTTGATGTACTCAATCGATCATTCTTCAGAGGAACAGGCGGCGCAACCGCGTTGCAATTCGCACAATGACAATTTTTAATCCAGTCTATAAAGTCACAATTAATGGCGTTGAATATCAGTCATCAATTTTGGCAAATCTAACAATCACATCTGGACGAAATAATATATACGAGCAAGCGCAAGCTGGATATGTCAGTCTTGAGCTGATTAATTTGGATCAATCAAACGTCGCTATCGACATCAACAATTCTTTGACCGTAGAACTGCAAGATTCGACAGCTACATTCGTTCCCATCTTTGGCGGCTCGGTGGTCGATATTACGATCTCGGTTGCCGAGCTTGGCAATGTAGCATTTGCGCAACGTATAAAGATCATTGCACTCGGCGCTTTGGCTAGACTGCCCAAGGCACTAACAGATGGAGTCTTGACACAAGATTTCGACGGGGATCAAATTTATACAATTTTAAGTCAAGTTCTTTTTAACACTTGGCAAGAAGTTCCACAGGCATTGACTTGGGCAACCTATGACCCGGCAACGCAATGGCAAGATGCCGAAAATACAGGATTGGGCGAAATCGATCAGCCCGGCAATTACGAGCTTGCTCAGCGTTCATCAAGTCGAACTGACGTTTATTCTTTGGTTTCAGCCTTGGCAACTAGCGGCTTGGGCTATATTTACGAAAACGCCCAAGGTCAGATTTCGTACGCGGACTCAACACATCGAACAACTTATCTTGCGGCAAATGGTTACGTTGATCTGACAGCCAATCACGCCCAAGGCTCAGGGTTAAGCATCCAATCACGCGCTGGAGATGTCAGAAATACGATCACTCTCAAATATGGCACAAATTCAACATCCGAGGTTGATGCGATCAATTCACAGTCGATTGGTCTATACGGGCAACTGGCTCAAATCTTTACGACAACAGTCAAGCATTCAGCCGACGCTCAAGATCAGGCAGATTTTTATTTGGAATTGCGAGCATTCCCAGAATTTAACTTTAACTCAATCACTTACCAGCTAACCAATCCAGAAATCGATGATGGCGATCGGGATTCACTGATTAATGTTTTCATGGGCATGCCACTTAGCATTGCCGATCTGCCGCTTAATATGTCATCGGGAACATATTTGGGCTTCGTTGAGGGCTGGACATTCCAGGCGGCTTACAATGAAATCAGTGTAAGTCTTAACATTTCACCTCTGGCTTACTCATTGCAAGCTATGAGGTGGAACGACGTGCCGATTGTCGAAACCTGGCAATCACTAATTCCAACGCTAGACTGGGCTAACGCGACGCAGGTCGCATAAGGAGAAAAGATGAGTAATCCAACCAATCCATTTTCGTGGCAAATGCCGACAGCCGTAGATTTGGTCACAGATTTGCCAGCGGATTTTGAAGTTTTTGGTCAAGCCGTTGCAACATCGATGGCGGATTTATTAGGTGGAACTACCGGGCAAGTCTTGGCAAAAACATCAGCAACCGACATGGATTTTACATGGACAACGCCGCAAGTCGGTGACATTACCGGGGTCACTGCTGGCGTGGGTATTACAGGCGGCGGTACTTCTGGAACAGTTACCGTCACAAATGACATGGCAACGACAATCACGACCGCTGGAGACTTGATTTACGGAACTGGGTCTGGGACTTACACTCGCCGCGGCATTGGTTCAACTGGAAACGTGTTGACCGTCTCTGGTGGTGTTCCCACATGGGCTGCGCCAGCTGGCGGCGGAAAAGTTTTGCAGGTAGTTCAAGGCACAACAGGAACAGCCACAACTCTTAACACAACTACATTTACCGACACGACAATTACGGCAACAATTACTCCCAGCTCGGCAAGTTCTAAAGTTCTTGCGATGGTTTGCTTAACTTATTACATGGGCATAACAGGCAATTCAAAAGGTTGCTCAACTCAACTTTTAAGAGGCGCAACAAGTATTTTTAACGACGGTACGTCTAGTTTTGGTTCGGGATACATTGTTGCCGTCGGATCATCTCCGGTTGCTTTGGGCAACAGAGTCGCGATGAATTATTTAGATTCACCCGCGACAACTTCAGCCACTACATATAAATTACAAGCTAAAACCGGCAACGTAAATAATGATTTTGTCTGCCAATATGACAGCGCAATGAGTTCAATTATTCTTTTAGAAATAGGTGCATGATGTTTTATCTATCGCAAGCAATTAGGAAACTGCGTCCAAATAGTGAATTTGCTTTTAAGGAAGAAGATTATTCGACTATCGAGTGGCATATACTTGAAGGCGCGGCACCAACCCAAGGTGAAATTGATGCTGCTATTAAAAAAATAAAAGCCGATGAAATTGTAGAGGCAACTGAAAAAGCAGCCGCTAAGGCTGCTTTACTTGAGCGTTTAGGCATTACAGCCGATGAAGCGGCACTTTTGCTTCAATGACCACGTCTCAAAACGGTTGGACAGCATCCAAAGTGCGGTCTGAAATAGAAATTGAATCATTTGCTATTCCTGGAACTAAGGTCAAACTAGCTTGCGCCAAAGCCGTTGCGCCATTGCTCGTTGGCTTTGCAACTGAATTCCATGAGCTGATTGAGCCGATCGATGAAGGCGGACTCGATGACTGGGGCTACGCGTTCCGAGATGTCAGAGGCGTACCGGGCAAGTTAAGCAATCATTCATCTGGAACAGCTATTGATCTCAATGCAACAAAACATCCACTGGGCAAAGCTGGCACATTTCCTGCGGAAAAAGTGCCAATGATTAAAGCTCTTGCAAAGAAATACTCATTGACTTGGGGCGGCTCTGATAACTGGAGACGCAAAGATGAGATGCATTTCGAGGTTGCCATTCCACCATCCAAGGTAGAGGCAGCAATCGCGAAGATCGGAGCAAAAAAATGAAAGAGATGAAAGCACTAGCGGCATCATGGGCAAGATCATTTCTGGCGGCAGCGCTGGGCATGTATATGGCTGGAATCAGCGATCCAAAGACTTTAGCATTGGGCGGCGTTGCCGCTCTTGCGCCAGTTATTTTGCGATGGCTAAATCCTAAAGATGCATCATTTGGATCAAAAGGGAAGTGATCCGAATACCGGTCCAGGTAGCTTTAATCATCTCCATTGGATTAGGGCTATCTGGGTGCGGTCAATATCAGGGATGGACAAGATATGAATGTCAGCTTTTCGAAAACTGGCAAAAGCCTGAATGCAATCCGCCACAATGTAAAGTTCAGGGAATCTGTACTTCGGACATACTTGGAGAAAATTTCAATGAGCCAGAGACCAACCAGACGTCTAACAAATGAACAGCTTAAGGCAAGACTTATTGTTTTTATCGGTGTCTGTCTTGCGATGGTCTTTGCACTCTCAGTCTTGGGAATGCTTTACGCTCTCATATTCGTCACACAGCCCATCGGCGCTCAAGCTCCGAATGACAAGGCTTTCATTGACATTCTTACAACGCTGACGGTTTTTCTCACTGGCGCTCTGGGGTCGGTACTTGCATCAAACGGATTAAAAGATAAACACCAAGACAAGCCAGCCGACACGCCCAAAGATACGCGGGATTCTTGACGAGATAGCAGCTTTAAGTCATCCTGTTATCAGGGAGCGAAGTGCAGTAGTTCCCTGATCGGGAGCATATATGTACACAATAGGAGAAGTCGCAGCTTGGTTATTACTCGGAGTCTTTATGGGCTTTGTTGTCGGTTACACAGTAGGACTTAGAGAAGGCAATCGCGTTGGTTATGTACGCGGCAAGATTGCCGGAAGTAGGCGGTCACGATAATGGCTGCATTTATGGATAATTACGAAGGCAACAAAGAGCGTACTGATCGATGGAATGCCACATACCCCGAAGGTCGGCTTAACGCCCACATTGTTGAATTCGATGCAGTCAAGGGTTACGTCCTAGTCCAGGCAAAAGGTTGGCGCAATCAATTAGAGCTTGAGCCAGCGGGCGTGGACTATGCCTACGGATTCCAGGCAGCTTACAGCGACAAAATGCGTCGATGGATGGTCGAAGATACGGTCACGTCAGCTTTGATGCGAGTGATGGCTCTGATTATGGGCGGGACTGAGAAATCAACAAAAGAGACAATGCAACAAGTCGAGTCATACACCGCGCCAGCGATTGAGGATGATCCTTGGAGCAAGCCGTTTTCAGAGGACGGCTTTACAACCGCCGCCGATGGCATTGGCGAAATTGCCAGTCAATTAGGCGGTCAGCTCGTTGCAGCTGCTCCAAGATGCCAGCATGGATCGCGTATCTGGCGCGAAGGGGTAAGTCAAAAGACCGGGAATGCTTGGGCTAACTATTCATGCGCTGAAAAGAATAAAGCAAATCAGTGCAATCCAGTCTGGTACGTCTTAGCCGCTGAGGGTCAATGGAAGCCGCAGGTGTAGCGATGGGCGAAATGGAGATCATCAAATTAAACACTGGCGAGAAAACAATCTATGCCATCGATGGGACTATCATCAAAGAGCAAAATCCAATTGAAATAAATTGGTGCGACAAATGCCAAAAGTGGAAGCCGCTTGATTTCGGTCGATATGACGGCGCTCAAGGCTTGGATATGATCTGGTTATGCGTGGAATGCAAATGATCATGATCAGACTAAATCGAACGGATGAAATCACAGCTCACACTAGTGGTCTGGCTCGAGAAGCTACATTCGGGTCAAATCCGAAGTTCATTGGTAACAAAGGCAATTTTCACAATGCAGTCGTTATCCATTCGGAAGCGGTTGGATCTGAAATTGCAGTCGCAAGATATGCCGGGATCGAGAATTTCGTTCCGACGGTCAACACATTTAAGACCGAACCTGATGTCTTATGGAATGGGGTGGGCATTGAGGTCAAGCGCACACCACATCGCAATGGTCATTTAATCATTACCAATGACGATCGAGACAGCGATATGGCGGTCTTGGTTGTAGGTGAATCACCGACTTATTACTTGGCTGGATGGATACCAGTAGGCGTTGCAAAGCGCCCCAGGTTTGAGTCATCATCTGGCGGCTGGTGGGTCAGTCAGATCAATTTGCAACCAATGGAGATATTGAAAAGGAACTGCGATGCGAACATTAAAGTTTGATTGCTCGATCTGCGCAAAGCTGCATGGCGATGCTCGACAGATGCATGGTTTAACTAAAGGTTCAGAGTTGACACTCAATGAATGGTTCGCTCAATGCGGTGGATGCGGATCAATCAGCATCAAGATCGTTGATGAATCATTGGTAGAGCAATTGTGAGCGATCGTCTGGATTTGGACTTTGGTCATAACGAGATCGACCATGGAACATCTGATGATTACTACACGCCACCGTTCATCTTTGAAGCCTTAGCACTCAGATATGACATGGACGTTTGCTCACCGCCCGGCGGATCACCTTGGATTCCAGCTGATCGATTTCTATCGTTGATTGAGGATGGGCTGGAGACCCCTTGGATTGGACGGGTCTGGATGAATCCGCCGTATTCAAAACCCACGCCATGGATAGATAAATGGCTAGACCATGGCAATGGAATTGGGCTAGTGGCAGCGTCAAGGTCAGCGCCATTTAATCGATTGTGGGAGTCTCTCAATGTGGCGTTTATACTTTTACCAAGCTCACTTAAATTTATGAAACCGACTGGGGAGAGTAAAGGCATATTC